CAATACAGTCCGCTACCGTCAGTGGAGTCTTCTAACGGACAATACAGTCAGCTACCGTCAGTGGAGTCTTCTAACGGACAATACAGTCCGCTGCCTCCCGTAGAGTCTTCTAACGAACAATACAGTTCGCTGCCTCCCGTAGAGTCTTCTAACGGACAATACAGTCCGCTGCCTCCCGTAGAGTCTTCTAACGGACAATACAGTTCGCTACCGTCAGTGGAGTCTCCGATAATATCAAAAACAAAAAGGGACACTATAACGGTTTCTGCTTCTAATATGAGTAAAATAAGAATAAATAATCAAGACTATTTTGTTCCAAATCAGAAACAAAAAGTAAGTATATTTAAATTGCTGCAAAATAAACCTAAAACTATTTTATATAAAATATTCGAGAGAGGAACTATGTTAATTCCGGCATATGAGAGAGGAACGGATAGACCAATAACTTCTCCAACTTTAGCCATGGTGGGAGAGCGAGGACCAGAACAAATAGTTCCACATCATTCTGGTCATAGAATGTCCAGTATGGCCAATAATCGACGTTCAAGTCCCACACCAAATACCAGTGCGATAGACATAAATAGATCCCCCCCGACACCCATAGTCATGAATGCATCTAATAATAGTGCCATGTTCAATCTACGTTCGATATCTTTTCCAATATTCGACGGAGAATTATAAAAAAACGACCTCCTCAAACAACTCGGGAGGCCGTATAACAGAACAAATAATGAAAAACTTTTATTTATATTATATTATATTATATATTATTCGTCTGCTAATTTACTGAAGTAATCCAGTGCATCTGTTGTTTCTGATACATCTTCTTCTGCTACAGGTTTTTTGTTCTTGATTGTGGTTGAACGTTTTTCTTGCAATTCTTCAGAGTCAACAGATTCTGCAGTATCAGTAATTGTTGCTGATGCTCGGATGTCTCCTCCTAGAACTTCATACAAACGATCTTTGAGTTCGTCATATGTTTTATAATTTACTGGATCGATAAATTCTTTTAACTGATGTTGTGATTTCCATAGTTGTTCTAGTTTTGAATCATCACCACCCAATAAAGAAGAAGAAGAATCAAACTCAGATTTGTCGTAATTTGTGTAACCTGCCACCTTACGAATCTTTAAGCGGAAATTTGCACCTTTCCAAAAGTCAAACGGATTGATTGCCTCTTCGTCTGTGAATTCGGGCTTCATTACTTCCTGTAATTTTTCAAAGATCTTTGAGCCGTAACGAAACAAGAATACCTTTCCTTCGTTCTGGGGATTTGCTGGATCCGATACAATGTAAATATTGCTCACATAATTGACTTTACGCTTTCGCTCACGGGCAATATTCTTATCGCTTTCTACACCAGAATTCCACAATTGAGTGTTTAATTCACTTACTGGATCTTTTTGGCCCAAACTCGTAAGACAATTCTCAATATACCATCCACCTGGGCCGTTGAATGCGTGAGTATAATACTTCACCCAAGGCAAATCTTCTCCTGTGACTTCAGGTAGAAATCGAATAATAGCAAAACCGTTTCCTGACTTATCAATTTCTGGTCGCCAGAATCTGTCATCCTTATAAGATTCTTTTTTTGTTTGATCTTCCATTTTACGGATCAGATCATTTAAATTTGTACCTTTAGACTTTTTCTTTAAATCATTAAAACTCATATGTTTCCTTTCATTAATCCCGAAGATCTACTTCGGCCAAATGCGATTTACAGGAACTCCCTGTGTTCTATTCATATGTAGTATATCCCAATCTCGGTATATGTCAAGCGATTAAAATGGTAATTTATTTTTTGTTTTCGGAAGAAGATTTAATCCACGACCCTCTTCCTTTATTTTTTCTACTATTGGTTTAGATAAAAGTTTTGCAATAATATTATACTCCATACCCAATTTTTCCATTACATGCACCGTAGCTTCAATATATGAACAATTAGAGGAAATAATATAATTTTCTATTGATTTTGAAACATATTCTGAATTAATTTTAAATTTATTCATTGGTATAGTATAACACATCAAAAAATTAATGCAATATCCTTTATATATATTTTTAAAGGATTAATATGCCCACAGCCGATACAAATAACAATATTATAGTAACCACATATGATGGAATAGCTACACTTGGTACAGATTACGGTACTTCTGGTGTAACCGCAAACATACATCTTCCTTTATCTAAGATTGTTTGGGGCAACGAAAACGTTTCTCGACGAGCCAGTACAGAATTTCCACTTCCAGTAAGCATACGTGATATTCTGGGAGGAAACACAGGAGCCACTGCCGCCTTTTCGGTATACGTATTAGGAACTGTCACTGCATCTGTTCCTGGTATCGTAGCAATCACGGGTGGCATCAAAGGTTTAGATGTTTTTACTGTAGGAAACACATCTGAAAATGCATTATGGATTCGTGGGGTTACTGGAAGTACACCTGTAGGAATAACTGTTGGAGAACTTTTTGCAACTATACAAGGAAAAACAGGTGCCTTTCCAGTATCAGTGACACTCGGTTCGCCGATTCAGATATCAAATTCTTCATTCGGCGTCCATGGAATTTCAGGAGGAACTGCATTATCTGTTTCTGTTGGAAATGTCGTGGCAATAACAGGAGGAAGATCGTTATCTCTTGATACAGATTCGGTAAATGTTTTTATTATAGGAACTACAAACACGGCTTTGATTGAAAAAACAAAAGACAGCGTTTCTGTCTGGGGACCTAGTGGAGAAACGTATATACCCAGTGTTTTATTTGATTCGAATTATGCCCCTATTGGAGTTTCTGGAAATCCGTTGAAAGTTAGTGTTGCAGACACCGGAATAAGTTTTTCATTTTCTGTAAATCCTATAGTGGGGGTTACTACAGGTACTGGACCTTCTCTTCGTGTGCAAGGAGGATCAACATCAGAAGGTCCGATTTATTTTAAATTTTATGATGACTCTACTTCGGTTCCTGTTCGAGCAAACACAAATATTCCAGTCAAGGTTGATATTTCAGGATCTACTGGATTATTTGAGTCACAGTTCGTTAAAATTAAAACAAATACAGATATAATATCCACAATCAGTGATAAATTATCTTCAAATACTTTTAATGTTAAAGTGTTAGAATTGGCAACACCAAGATCCATACACAATGGAACTAAAATAATGACTAGTACCGCCCAACCGATAGGTGGAAATGTTTTGCTTAAATCCGGTATTACGGTTAAATCTCCGATCACCAACAAATCTACTATTTTCATAGGAAACTCTAATATACAACAAAATCCCACTTCTGCCTATCCATTAGAACCAGGAGAGTCTATATTTTTGCAAATAGATAATCTTCAAAGTATATGGTCCTACGCTTCGATCAATCCCAGTGCTCAAAAATTGATATTTATAGCGTCTTGATCTAAACTATGTTTAGAGTCCCTAATTATTATCAAAAAATAAAAACCAAAAATTCTTTTGGATCCATAGAGTCTGTCTTTATTAAAAATTTAAATTTTATTGGATTGCAATCAGATACAGTAAAACAACGCATAACTTCATCAGAAGACACCAATCTGAATATAACTCCTAAAGTTTATAATCGAGACCCTTCCAACAATCCACCATCATTATTTTTTGATTTCAATTCAATCAATAAAGTAACAGACCAAAACAGATCCGATCTTGTTTCTAATTTTTTTGGCAAACTTGGAGTTAACAACACCAACATAAAAGTCACTCATTCTGGTTACGATTATAATAATTGTAGTTTAGATGGATCTTATACTTTTTTATGGATACAAAATAACATTGTGCATATGCAAGGGATAAGTTTAATTAATTACGATTCTAGTAAACTGATACTATATCCTGAAAAATTTACAGAAACTCCAATTTTTACATTGAATAATGAGCCGCCGCATGACGAAATTCTAATACCGCTTCCAGCCTATCAATTTAGAATAACAAATAAAATACCATGCGGTACGAATTCATTTATAGTTCAAGGAATAGCTGTTGGATCAATTTTGGAATATGGAGAAGATAAATATAGAGTAATTGATGTTTATTTAAACGCAAAGACCAAAGAAGAAGAGTTAATTTTAGACAAAAAAGAATTTCTTGTTAAAGACGGAAAATCTTCTCCAGAATCAGATATAGACGATCTAGATCAAATGTACATGTTTAATCTGTACAAGCAAAAATAAACATTCCCGGCTGGATTCGAACCAGCGACCAACGGTTTAGAAAACCGTTGCTCTATCCCCTGAGCTACGGGAATAAAAAAATCTGTTCAAATTTAGGTTTGAACAGATTTCAAGATTTAATTTAATTAAATCTAATTACGGTGTTAGACTAAGAGAAGGATTAGATCCCATCGGGCCGCTGTTGGGTGTAGTCAATCGTTTGGGTCCTGGGACAAACAAATTATTAACAACAA